GTCAGAACAAACGCTCTAACGCTTTTGGATGTGATCGTTGGTGCCCTGACCCGGGGTGCCCGGGGTGAGGGAGTCATGATCCGACCCAAAGCGACCTCTCAACAACAGCTGTTGCGGAGGTTTGCTTCTTGGGTGGGTCTGATCGAGACTCCTCAGGGCTGGAAGTTCAAGGAAGATTTCCCAAGTGGACCCGAAGCTGCCTATTTTTCAAGAGGCTACCTCGAAGTCCTACTCGATTTCTCTCCGAAGATTATGAACTTCCGGCTGGAGGATCAGTTGATGATTTTCCGTACGGCGGCCAAATGGCCGAAGAAGGACTTCATAAAATTTGCCAAATACTGCACTGCAGCACCAATGGCGAAGTTCCTTCAGAACGATTTACCTTCACGACCAGAGGGATTCAATGGAAACTTCCTCTGGTCAGGGTCGATCAAGAGATTCCTCAAGACACGCATCGTGGCTCGGTCTCCAAGGAATTCCCGGTTGTTTTTCGGAATTCTTCAGGGAGTTAAGAGAGCCTGTATGCAGGTTCCTGAGGACTTCATAGTGGAAGCCATGATCAAGCATAAGAAAGCGCTGACGTCAGCTCCTAGGGGAAAAGCCCCAAGTGAACCGATGCGTTCTCGATATGCCGAGTTCTTCAGTGCATTCCGCCCTCGCAAACCGAAACTCTGGGAAGCAAGTACATCCGCTTCTTTTGAGTCCAAACGGTCCGAAGGTGGAGCCCGTGGCTGGTTGCAGAGCAACAAGACCTATACGGATGAAGAATTGATCACCATGAGAGCGACCCGTCCTGGACGGGTCGAGAGTCATCATGGACCATCTCTCCAGATGGACCTAGACGAATTGATTGAGAGAGCTTTAGATGAACCGATCGCGGTTCAGGTTTCAGCTGTTCTTGAACCTCTCAAAGTCCGCCTGATTACGAAGGGTAATACTCTCCGTTACTGGCTGTCTCGAGATTATCAGAAACAGCTCTGGGGCTACCTTCAAAGGTTTCCCCAGTTTGCTCTCACAGGTCGTCCTCTCATGGCATATGACCTCCACCAACTGATCTCACGGGAAGAGAAGCTTGGTTTCGAGTTTCCTAATTGGGTTAGTGGTGACTACGCAGCCGCCACTGACACACTGGACATCCGTCATACCAAGGCGGCTTTTGAAGCCTCCTTGAAGATGGGTCTGTTCAGTCTTCCCCCAAAGTATCAGGAAGTCCTCCGGAGCGTTCTCTACGAGCAGGACATCTACTATCCAAAGAGGATAGTTAAGAAGTTCCCTGAGTTGAGCCCTGACGGTCAGCAGACCGGTCAATTAATGGGATCAACTCTGAGCTTTCCAATTTTATGCGTTGTTAATATCTGCGCATATTGGTCAGCACTCGAAGAGTACGCTGGGAGGGAGTTCGATGTCCAGGAGCTCCCTGTTCTTGTGAACGGAGATGACATTCTCTTCCGTTGTGATGATCGACTCTACGGTATCTGGTTGAAGCACGTGTCCGATGTCGGCTTTGAGCTTAGTTTGGGAAAGAACTATGTTAATCCCAACTACCTCACTGTGAACTCTGAGCTCTACTTCCATGATAAGAAGAAGAGACAGTTCTACCGACAAGGTTCTTTGAATGCCGGCCTTTTGACTGGCCAATCAAAGATCACCGGACGTATGGGCGTTAAACTGGCGCCGGTCTGGGACTACTTCAATGAAATAGCGAAGTTTTCCCTTGATCCAGAAAGAGCGAAGAGGAGGTTTCTGCACTATCACCGTGAGGTGATCGAGCGGATTACCCAGAAGGGTAAATATAACCTCTTCATTACTCCCCTGAAGGGTGGTCTTGGATTCACACCTGTTGGTGAGATCCGTGCGACTGCCTTCCAGAGACGTTTCGCCTCCTTCATGGATGACCAGCTGCGCCAACATCCTGATGAGTTCCATAAGATCACCTTGATCCAGGAACGTCCAGATGATAAGCCCCGTGACTTCCACAACCCGAAGTATATCGTTCAACCCAAGATGGGTCCGTACGAAGAAGGTGTTGTTGGCCTACGTGATACGACTTGGAGTCTTCCTCCACTTGCAGCCAGGCTGGGTATAGACATTCAGAGTGATCTGAGAGTCAAACACCCGAAGAGAGAAACCATGGACAGGTTTCGCTCAAGGAACTGGCGTGAGCAGAGAAAGGCGATCTTCAGTCCAGATCGCGTCCGTCTGATGGAATATGAGGGTACCCGGAAATTGATACCATCCGGATTCCTCTCCACAGATCAATATTAAATTGGGTCCATGGAATTAAATCTCCCAAAACGGTGTGTTAGTCGTACCCGAGCGATGAGATGTGATCGCGCTTCTAACACTCAATACTTCCGTGCTAAGTGCTCCTGCGTCTCGAAATTCCCCTGGGAAGGGAAACCCCTTGGGTGAGATGCCAGCTAAATGCCGACAGACTGCACGGGAGAGCCAGGGTGACCTGGTTTCCACGGATGTACAGTCGCGCTTGATGGGCGGGATCCAATA